TCCCCGCCTTCTTCGCCAGCCAGCGCGAGTACAGCCCGCTCGCCACATCGGCACCCAGGCACGCAACCACACTGCCCAGCGCCGCCGAGGTCAGCAGGCTCGAACCCCAGGCCGTGGCCAGCAGCACAGTCGCCAGGCCGAACACCGCCGAGGCACCGAAGCGCAGCAGCACACGCTTGATCAACTCACCCACCGCCATACCGGCGGCATCGGCGCGCCACATCTCGCCGGTCAGGCCGGCCAGCGCCACCAGGATCAGCAGCCACGTCGGCAAGTCGGCCAGAGTTTGCTGTACCTGTTGTTCGCTCGACATGTCCGGCTCCACAGCGGGATCAATAAAAAAGGCCCACCGTTTCGGGTGAGCCTGGGGAAAGGTGCCCCCTTTCGAGGGCTGGCCTGCCGGGGGACAGGCCGCGACACAGCACGTCGCTTGGCGGTTGTTGCTGCGGGCGCAGCTCTACAACCATGGGGGCTTTTTACAGCCGACATGCAACGGCGTAAACCGGAGAATTAAGCCCCTGCGGAATCCTGCCGGAATACTGCAAAATCCTGCCGGAATCCTGCCGACTGTCCCGACGAACGGTCATATCCCAGCGCCACCAGCAGCAGCCTTCACCGCCCGCGCCGCTGCTTTCCGCTCAGCACAGCGCCTCTTCTCCAGGCGTGCCGCATCCCGCGCCGCATCCCGTGCCACCCTTGCTCGCTTGACTGCCGCCGCATGCGCATCCGTGCCCCGCTCCGCTGCCTGCAGCCTGGCCAGCGCCACCGGCCCCTCCGCCTGCAACTCGGCGTGCAGCTCATCAACCTGGCTGCGATAGGTCCGCACCGAGATACCCAGCCGATGGCACTGCGCCGCCACGCTCACCGCCTCCTGCCCTTGGCAATAGCGCACCTGCGCCAACCGCTGCAGCACCCGGCCACGTGAGCCCAGGCCCAGCGGTGCATCCTTCGCCATACCGTCCAACGCCAGGTCAATCGCCCTGCTCGCCCGGCTAATCGCCACCTCGCATTCAACCAGCGACAGGCAGCGATGCCCGCCCACCCCAGCCGGCGCATCGTCACCCAGCCGGCCTAGCGGAGAGGCGATGGCCACATCCAGAGCAGGGTCCACAACCTCACGGCCCCAGGCCTGCAACAGCACTTCCATAGCCTCGATCATGCTGCGCCCCCAAACCCAACACAAAAAGCCCAACCCGACACAAACCCAACACACTTAAAACCCTTATAAATCAATGCCTTCAAGGCATCTGTGTTGGGTGTGTTGGGTTTGTTGGGTTTTTCAGTCCTCGCGTAGCCATTTTTTGCATCGTCACCGGATGGGTTGATATGTCGGAACAAAACACACGCATACGCGCGCGCGCGACCCCAAACCCAACACACCCGACACACACCCCGCAAAGGCGCGCCGTTACTGGCCTCTACCTGTGTTGAGTTCGCAAAACCAACCCGACACAACCCAACACAACCCAACACACATTTGAGCGCACTCATGCCGCAGCCCTCTTCACATGTTCCCAGCCGTCCACGTCCCAGCCCGCCATCCGCGCCTTGCCTCGCCACTCCGTCACATGCTGGCCAAGCGCAGCTGCGCTGATAGATGGGGGCAGGGAAGAATGCTCGTCATCCGGCATAAAGAAGGCCCCGAAGCGCCTGTTCGCACCATCCGTCCAGGGGATGGCCCGCGTCTTCGTCACCTCGGAACTGATAAACAGGCTGAACTTCGTCTGGCTCATTGAGTGCTCGCGGTTGTGCTGGCACCACTCCAGAAACAACGCATACAGATCGCTCGACAGGCACGCGCCCCACAGGCCCTTGCCCAGCTCGCCAGTCCGCCATTGATGCAGGAACGTCTGCCAGCCAGCCCGCGACAGCGCCACCAGCCGCTGCCGGGCTTCGGTCTTCGGCGGCCGCGTGCGCTCATTAAAGTCGCCCAGCTCTACCGCCAGCAGCCACGCATAAAGCGCTGCCACCCCACCGCCGGCCAGCTCCCGGCCGATGGCCTGCTGCCGCTCCGGCGGCAACGTCTCCAGGGGCCACATCACCAGAAAGCGCCGGTCAGACTCACTGATCGGCCACGGCAGAATCTCGTTCGAGAGAAACACCGCATTCATGTGGTTGGCTTCTTCCCAACCGTTGATGAACTTCGACTCCATCCGCACCGTCTTGCCGGTGATCAGATGCTTGATCTTGCCCACCTGGTTGTAACGCTGGTCCCGGCTTACCACTTCCTCGAACACCGCCCACAGTTTGCGGCTCTGCCAGGCGTTGAAGTTCGACTCCAGCTGCGTCTGCCCCACCGTCGCCGCGTACTGGCCGTACAGCGCGCCCATCGTATCGGCGAAAAACAGGCTCTTGCCCGATCCCTCCATCACCGAATGCATCAGCACCGCCGTGTCCATCTTCGCGCCCGGGTGCTGCAGCGGGAACGCCAGCCACTTCTTCAGCCAAGCCAGCGCCGCCTCATCGTGGTTGCATAGAAAGGAGATCAACCAGCACAGGTTCTCGCACGCCGCGTCATCACGCACCGGCTCAAGCGGCAGCCCCTCGAAGGTATTGATATAAACGGCAGGGTCCTTCGTCATCGTCGGGTCGAACACAATGTGGTCCACGTCCACCGTGCGCCGCTCTGCCGAGTTCAGCCACAGCGCATAGGCATCGCCCAGCGCCATCTTCACCGCGCCCTCGGGAATACGCCGCTTCTTCTCGCGGTCCCACACATCCTTCGTGCCGTCGATGTACACATAACGCTCGACAGGCGCCATGCCCAGCGCGCCGGCCTTCTTGCCCGCCATGCGCCGCGCCTGCTCGATCTCCCGCACCGCATCGGCGCCGATCAGCTTCTTGCCCGCGTCATCCATCCACGCCTTGGCCAGCGGCTTGGTTACCAGCGCCTCAAAAGCCGTTTTCTTCATCACGACTTTCTTGTCCTGGTCCCACACCTGCGTAGTCCCTTCCACCAGGGCAAAGCGCCGCAGCACCTGCTCACTGGTCAGCCCCGCCCCCTGCCCCCCGGTGTCGGAGGTGCCGGCAGGCTCTGCGGCTTCGTCCACGGATGGGGTCGGGGAAGGCACCCAAGCCGCCAGCGCGGCGTCCAGCTGCTCGGCAACCGCATCCAGCCCCATACCCACGTGCAAATCATTCCAGTCACCACCGGCGCCCTCGGCAGGCAACACCGGGAAGGCCGGCACGCCGGCAACCAGCGCCGCTGTCGCCTCAGCCTTGGAGCGCCCAGGGTTGCCGGGCTTGGTAGGGTCATCGTCACCGGCTATCACCAGCTGCCCATCCGGGCACCGCTCCCGCAACGCAGTTCCCACCGGGCCCAGGTTGCCGGCATCAATGGCCACCGCCACCGGCCAGCCCTTGGCCATGTGCACACTCGCAGCCGTCGCGTAGCCCTCGGCCTCGCCCACAACTGGCGCGCCGTCCAGCTCGCCCAGCACATCGAAGCACCCGCCCTTGCGTCCGTACTTCGGGAACAGCTTCGTCCCTTGCTCATTGATCGCCTGCAGGCTCCACAGCTTGCCCGCCGCATCGCGCAGCGGAATGGCAATGCTGCCTGCCTTGAACATCAGGAAGCTGATCGAGTCCGGGCGTGGCTTCGGCAGGTTCGCGAAAAACTCCCGCGTCTCGCTGCCTGCCCACACATCACAACGCTGCCGCTCGTCATCGATTGAGAGCACCACCGTGTAATGGAAGTACCCAACACCAAAAGCCCCCACCTGCTTACGTTCCAGGTAGGGGCTCGAACCTTCCGGCTTGCAATGCTTTTCCCAGATCAGCTGGCAGGCGCCGGCCACGGCTTCACGCATCACCTGCGCCCGCGCCTCATCCGCCTCGATTTCGGCCTGACGCACAGCGCGACGCGCTTCGGCCTCGGCATTCAGCCGGCGCTTTTCCTCGGCGGTCATCGGCTCCCGGCGTGGTCGCCAGCCGCCATCGCGGGCCAGCTTGATCACCGTGCCCATGCCCGTGCCCGCCTTGCGGAACGAACGCCACACCGTCTTGGCGTCCGCCGTGCTGTAACTGTCCGCCTGGGCACTCCACGTATCCCAGGCGTCGAAACCGTTATTGCCGAACTCGGCCTTGATGCCCATCCCCACCTGCAACCACGTGTCGCGGCTATCGGCGGGGATGTACTGCAGCAGGTCGGTGAGGTCGGCGAGGGTCAACGGTACTTTTTCACCCACGCTTCACCTCCCGAACCCGCTGGCACTCAACGCACGTCGTGCAGCCGGCCACCTTCTCGCGGCGCAGCGCCGGGATAGGCTCGTCACAATCCTCGCAATGGGTAGCGCTCGGCCCCCTGGGCTGCGCCGCGGCCCGCTGGGCCAGGGCTAGCTCCAACAGGTACTCCGCCTGCTCGTTACCGAGGTCAACGATGTCAGCCATGAGCCACTTCCCCCTGTGCAACCGCTTCCAGCATCGCCAGCTCCGCACCGGCCACAATGCCCAGCAGCTGGGCCACCACCTGGTTGGCGTGGTACCGCAGCGCTTCCACCTCATGGGGCAGCCAGCGGTTATCCGCCGCGCCCTCGTGCAGGCTCTGCACAAAGTCACCATTGGCCCGCATCACCTGGGCCAGCCCCTTCAGTGCCTCGCGTGTGGCCGGTACCGGCACAGGCACATAAGCCACCGCGCCGGCGGGGCGCACCAAAGCCGCCAGCAGGCGCAGGTCGCGCGTGGTGCTGACGATTTCTTCCAAAAACTCAGGGTGGATTGGGCGATTGCCCGTAGGGTTGACGCGCTTGCTCAGCTCGTCCGGGTCCATTCCGATCTCCAAGGCAACGCGCAGCTGCCCTCCCTCGGCGTCTCGCGTGGCGCGATACAGCGCCTGCCTTACATTCAGCACCGGGCCGGCGCCCGGCAGAAGATCCTTGCGACTCATAGCGTTAATGCCCCCGTAACGCTGTAGCCAGCCGCAGGGCAATTGCCCTAC